CCTCTGCAATGGCCTGTCCCATAGAGGACATCTGGCCCTTATTGAACGCCGTCATCGTCTCGGTGCGGGCGATTGTCTCGCCCCGAAGAAGCAACAGCCGATCGGCATAGCGGCCCGTCATCCGGTCGACTGTCGCCTGATCCAGCTTCTTGCCCGTCTTGATGGCGTCCAGAATGGTCCGGTCGAAGCGCTTGTCACGGCGCTCCATGGTCAGAACCTTCTTCAGTTCGTCCTTATCGCCCGAGAGAAGCCGCTGGCGCATATTCTCGACATATCCGGCCTGCGGCCCAGACAAACCGATGATGCCGCCCTCACGGCGTCCTGTGACCTTGCTGAGCCTGCCGACTACGTTAAGTGCGGTCTGTCGCGGTCCCCTGCCCTGTGCAATCCCATCGGCCAGAGCGTCACGAATAGCCTGGCGCTGGTCTTCGGTGATCCGGGTAACGAGCGTCGAGCTGTACTGCCGTAGTTCCTGCTCTGCCGTCGGGTGCCGGATATCGAAGCGAAACGTCGTGGTGGCCGCTTCAGGCGCTTTCGGCACCTTCTTTGCTGCTTGGTTGCCGCCACTCTCAAAAACCTCTTCTGTGGCCTTCTGTAGCGGTCTGTAGGCGGCAGGATCAATGTTTAAGGCTCTCATGGCCCCGTCGATGTCCTGCTGCTCCAGACGATCGACAATCCGGCTCAGTTCGATGTTCGATTTCAGGCTGTCGATGCTGTCGAAGAACGCTTTCTGGACCGTCGGCTCCAGATCATCCAGCAGCCTTCGGATTTGCTGCTTGGCTGTTGGTTTGCGTGCCATTCACCAATGCCCTTGCTGATGCAAAGCTCGACGTGTTTCTTCAGCCGCGAAGGCGGCGGCGGTAGAACGAGAAACCATTCCAGGCTTTTCGATACGGACTAAGGAAATGGTTGTTTCCTTGGACCATGCCATGATTATGAACCCCTCCAACTCTCCGCTTTTGTGAATGTTGGCATAGTACGCGGCTGTGTCCACAAGGTGCTTTTGCACATCGTCTCGCGGCGCTGTAGGAAACCGCAAGACCTCGGCGCCATTCTTGAGCTTAACGCGACCAATCCGGCAACCAGCCATTTCAACCTCCAATAATCCAGCCACCAGCGGCCCAGCCAAGCCTTGCGGCGCATGCAATGAGAAAGCCGATGATTACGCCGCGCACGAGGATGCGGGCTGCGATCGATGGCGGCACGTTGTCGTTCAATGTTTATTCCTTGAGGGCGGCGTCGATCATGTCGCGGAACGTGTTGCTCGGCATGCCCGTCGTTTCTAGCCCGGCCTCATGCATGGCCCTGGTCGGTTCCCGCATCGCGTTGATAGCCACGCGGGCCTCTGGCAGAAACTCATGCCATGCGAACTCCTGCGGCTCGGTTTCCTTGCTGTAGTTTGAGGATGAAAACGGCCTGTCAGGGTCAAGCCCGGAGGCGACGCAGATTGCCCTAGCCACTCGTTCAATCATCGTTTCAGCCATTTTACCCTGCCTCTATCGCCTGCCCTGAACCTCGTAATAAACTACAAGACCAGCCGGTGACAGCGGCTTCAGGTTCTCGATGGCGTATACCTCACCGCCGGCAACGACCTTGTCGCTCTCGGCCAACGTGATGCTGAGACCGGCCGTCGAAACGTAAATCAGCTTGTCCGTCTTGCGGATCAGCGTGCCGTCCACCTTGGCGTCGTCATATTCCAGCGTCACCAGCGTACACGGATAATCCGTCTCGGTGACCTCTGGGTCGTAGTCGGGACCGGTCTTAACTGAGCGGCGGATTGCGCCGGTCGTGCCGAACTCGCCTATGAGCTCTTCCGCGACCGCGCGGACTTCGGCATAGTTGAATCCTGCCATGATTTCGTGGCCCCAACTGAAGAGGAAGAAATGACGGAAATTAGCATCCGAGAAGATGGCCAAACCGCATCAGGGAACAGAACATTCACCGTGACTGTCGATGGTGACGGCAAAGGTCAAAACCTCACCAAGATTGAAGCGATGATGACGCTATGGTCGGTTCTCCAGTTGTCTCATGACGACTGGGAACACGTAAAATCAGAGTTCCAAAAAATGGAAGGCTAACAGCCTACGGACCAGATGCCGACGTACTGCAGGTCTTCATCCTTCAGGAATGGCGCCAGCATGCCGTCAACGATGGAGATGAGGGGCGTTAACCAGTCCGCGGAACCGTCGGCATCTCTAGCTGTCTGGTATTCCTTCTCGATCTGGCCAACTTTGACGCGCTTTACAGCATCTGAGGGCGAACCTACAGCCACCAGACTGCCTGGTGTCGATGCTTCCTGCCAAGCGGCCTGATACGAGGCGTTGATGACGGCGAACGGCACTACATCGGAAGGCAACAGCTTGCCATTCACAATAGCGCCTTCACGCGGCCACTGGCGCTCCTGCGTGGCGTCTACAACGGAGCCGAGGAACCGAGAGCCGTACACCGCATCGATATACTGGCTCCCGCGGTTGCGGAGAACGGCAGGCGCTGGCGCATCGGCGGGCAAGGTATAGCCATTATCGGCCAGCCAAGCGGAGAACCCCGCATCATCACCATAGCCTGCCATGTCTCGTTACTCCGCTTTCAGGTTCGCGACGTGCGCGGCCTTGTCTTCGTCGGACAGGGCATTGAAGATTTCCGCGTCGTCCTTCTTGATGGACTTGCCAACAGCATTGCCGTCAGCATCGGTGATCGCCCACCAGCCGCCGCCCTTTTCTTTTGCCTCAAACGGGCCCTTGGCATCGGCAGGATTGATGACGGCAACCTTCTTGCCATCACCCTTACCATCCTCTGAGATGACGCGGTATCGCCCATCCCAACCTGTCGGTTCCTTCTTGACCGTCAGCACGGTACCGACCGGCACTTCACCGGTCTTGTTGTCTTTGGTCGGGGCGCCGTAGATGCCCTTGCCAGTGATCTCGATCTTCATTCTGATGATCTCCAGTTGGGGGAGCCCCGCCATTGAGGCGAGGCAGTTTCATCAATCGACGTCGGTCGAGTAGAAGACGCCGGAGGCGCCGTTCCAATCGGCTCGAATGTCGATGCCCAAGGCTGCCATGATCAGGAAGTTGTAATCATCGACAGGATTGGTGCGGACCATGGCTGTCGTATTGGCCGCCATGCCGACCAGCGGGCGAATGAAAGTCGCATCCGGAACGAAGGCGAAGAACTCATTGCCAGAAAGCAGCGATGTCTCTTCGATCTTGTTGATGTTTGGATGGGTTCGCAGGTAGTCGATGAGGCGACCGCCCTTGAAACCTTCCGAGCCGGAGTAGCTGCGCGACCAGTTCTGCATAATCTCGCCGGAGACATACAGATTGACCTTCCGACCGTTGAGCTTGTTTGCGCGAAGTGCGCCACCCAAACCATTGGTAAGGAAGGCGTCAATCGCATCGGCCGTAGTCGACGCGGACGTCAGGTCGATGTTGTAACCACCAGCGGCCGCGCCCAGGTTGATGGCCTTGGCATTCGGGTGATTCCGGATGCCGTAACCCACGGAGCCCTGGAAGGTGATGGAGGTATCACCATTCAGTACGTAGGTCGCCATGTCGCGACGGATCGCGGCGGTGTGGCTTTCCTGATCGTCAGCCAGCGCGTCGAAGTTCTCCGACTGCATGGTGTTCCATTCACGCCACGAGCGGCCATAGCCCGTATTGAAGATCGGAACGATGGCCTGGCGATAGTCGTACTCGGTCTTGCCGAGAACTTCCGGAACCTGTCCTGAGATCGACCGGCGAACCGTGCCGGCGTCACTGGAGACGCGGTAGCCGAAGGCGATCTTGCCGATGTTGACCGGACGGGCAAGCGCCATCAGATCACGCATGAAGTTCTCGCCTTCATCGTCGCGCATTACGCGGCGAGTGATGGTGTCCATCTCCAACCAAGCGTCTCGCGGGAGAACCGCAGCAGCGTTGGTCACGAGGCCGGTGCTTGCTGCGAGGTCCGCAAGGTTCGCTTCGTGCATGTGGAAGGTTTCGCGCTGCGCGCCGACCTCTGCCCACCACTGCTGGTGCGGGCGAGAGTTGGCAACGAGGTTTTCGTCAAAATAGCGCATCTGGAGCCCTCCTTACGATGCCGCCGACAGGTAGCTGGCAGAAGCTGCCGGGCGAACCCGAACGAGCTGCGAGGCACCCGTGTTGTTGTTGTAAATCTCGTCCGAGTAGGCGACGATCAGGTCAGAGGTCGATGCGACGGCGAGCGTGCCGTTCGCGCCGGGCGTCAGCGGCGTGCCGACGGCCGTGATGTTCACACCGTTGGCTACACGAGCCGCGTAGTGCGTATCGTCCTGCATTTCGAGGCCGAGAACTACGTCACCCCGCACGACCGGCGGGCCGGCAGCGTAGGCGGTATAGGGGGCGTCTACGCCCTTCATGGCGAGGTAGTTTTCCTGGGCCAGCCATACCTTGCCTACGGTCGTGGCGCCGGCCAACACGAACCGACCGGACGAGAGCACGATCAGAGAGCCGGGGACGATTGCTGCGCCGGCTTCCGCTTCACGAACCTGAGGGTCCTTCTTGCGAGCCGGGCCGAGATGGATGCGAGAATAGCGAGCCATGGATCAGCCCTCCTTCTTGTCGGCGCTGGGCAGCTTGAAGCCGGGCTTATCGCCGCCGGCGCCCTTGTATGCGTTGTGAAGAGAAGCAGCGGCAGCCGGCTTTGCCTTTTCGCCCAGCTTCCGCAGCGTACCGAGGGGAGTGGCCTTTGCCGTTTCCTCGTCCAGGAGGTTAGCTTTGACAACCGCGTTGACGAGTTCGGCCATCTCGGCGTCGTCCTTCGCCTTCTGGTTGGCCACGATCTCGGTGTGGGCATCGACCAGCGGCTTTACCGCATTGGCTACAGCCGTACCGATTGTGTCGCCAATCTTGTTGAAGCCTTCCGAGAGGGTGTCGACCTTCGCGGAAAGCGCATTGAACTGCTCGTCAGTGACAGGCATCTCAGTGTCCTTCTTGTTCGTGGTGGGTTCCCGCTCGGAAAAGCCTAGGGCTTCCAGTATCGCGGCTTTCATTTTCTCCCATGCGCCAGCGTTTTGCCTGCGCATGACAGCCTCGATAAGCCGTGTTCCGGCCCAGTCGATTTCTTGATCTGCGGATTCGGTGATGGTCGAGTTGATTACTTCAACCTCTTCCTCTGTGCCGTCCGCATTGACGAGCATTCCAACGCCTTGCTCTGGCGTAGCTGCCCCGGCTTCTCCGAGAAGAATTGCGTCATGATCAAAGACCATGTTTCGCGCCACACGCTTGTGCGTCGTCGCATTGACCACATCCAGCATCGCCAGAAGGCCAGTAGACGTGTGAATAGGTCCGCCAGCTTCGATGGCTGCCAGCACCGCCTTGCCGCCGTCCGATTGGTTGGCGATCTGCACATCGATGACCTTATCAAGGAGAACCCTTCCGCCCTCGCGGCGAACGTTTTCGTTCCATGCCCCGATGTAAGTGGAGTTAATCCCCTCAGGGTCAGATGCAGAGACGAACTTGCCGTTGACCACTGGATGCCCAAGCGGCGCCGGCGTGCGGTTGAGCTGCCTGTAGCTCTTTGCGATCTCTTCCGCTGGGTAGAGAATGCCGTTCATGATGACGTTATCGGGCAGAGTTGCCGATGGGACGACTATCACGTCTCGTCCGTTACGCTTTTCCTTGCGCGCAGCCTTAGCGTTCGCCAGCGTTGTGACGTTCACACGTACTTGTGGCATTGTTGATTATTCCTCTTCCGTAGGAGGCGGATTGCCGAGCGCTGCTTGCGTCTCGTCGTCGGTCTCGTCCCGATACTTTTCGGCGTCGCTTAGTGGCTCATACCCAACTGCCGCACGGATCTCGTCATCCGTGAAGACATAGGTCTGGTTCCCCATTTTCTGGTTGGTGTCGGCCATCTTGTTGGCGCGGTCGACCTTCTCGGACATCGAGCTTTCGGTGAGGTCTGCCTGATCAATGAACCAGTCTTTCTGCGGCAGGATGCCCCATGTCACCAGTCTGGTGACAAGCTCCATGACGTTCGGGTGGGTGATGTTTGCCCGCCGCGCCATATTGGTCGTATTCCATTCATCCGCATCTTCGGTCGAAGCGCGTTCGCCAGTCTGGTTGCCGACAAGTATCTTCAACGGCATGCCGACGGAGGCAGCGAAAGACTGAAGCGGGGCCGACCAGAAATGCTCCGGGCTGGGCAGGGTGACGCCGAGCGTCTTTGCCTGCATGCCCTGCAGCATCAGCATCTGGTCGAACCCCTTCTGGAAATCGGCCACCTGCTCGTTCATCTTGTCGGCAATGTCCTGAACCGTGACGCCCATCGCCTTGGCCATTTCCGCGATACGCACATCCGCCGGCATTTCCAGCACGGGTGCGCTCTTGGCATTCTTCCAGAACCCCTCACCGCCTGCGCCCTTGATCTTCTCAAGGTCGATCAGGTCGTTATAGCCAGGCTCAAGAAGCGATCGGCCGTTCACGGTTCCATCGTCCGACCAGATCAACACTCGGTCTGGGTGGATGCGAAGGCTGCGCTTGTTCGGGTTCTCGTCGGCAACATTCGCCTCGTTGAACTCGTACATCGTTGGCTCGCCATAGGTCTCCGACGTGGTGTCCGTATTCCAGTCTGATACCTTCAACTGGCCAGCCCATACCGGGTCAATGCGATAAAGACCTTCGAGGCCGCCACCAACCCTGTCAACCGGCTGATTAAAGCCCTTACCGTCTTTCAGGCGAAGGATGACGCCAGAATATCCGCCCACCATCGACTTGCGGTCAGCTTCGGCCAGCTTGGCCCACAGTCGCATGGAGGCGAACTTGAGGCGGATTTCCTTCTCTAGTTCCGTTTCCTTGCTCTTGCCCTTCTGTGAGCCGTCACGCTCCTGTTCGAGCAGGTATGGCGTGTCCTGCCAGGTCTTGAGCGCGGTTTTGTCTACTGCGGCGGTGGCAATGCCGTTGCGGCAGTACATTCGGTAGAGCAGATCGAACGTGAGGACGTCTGGATATCCGAAGTCCTTGTTATAGTCGTGCTTCTGACCGGGGAAGAAGCCGGGGAACATAGCGCCCAGCTGGCGCACTGCTCGGTTCGCCAGCGTCACAACATTGTTCATCGGTGCCTCTTATCGGTGACGTGATGTCAGGAACATGGCGACCTGCGCCGTTGGCTGCACCAGTTCATTGAATGCGCGGGACGATGCGTCCACGATGTCTTTGTGCTTTCCTGATGGGAACACCTCAACCTCATCGAGGTAATCACCATTCCACGGGCCTTCGAGCATGACCACGTTGCCCGCCTCTGCCTGCGCGGCGAAGGGTTCAGCTCTGGTAACCTTGTCTCCGCTTTCAGGCGTGGCCGACGCGCTGTGACCAGCCAGCATGGCAATCATCTGCTGCGACTGGTCTTTACCCGCTTGCCCTGGGTCTTTCGGCAGTGATACGCGGCAAATGTCATGCTTAGCATCGTCTTGCTCTGCCATGTTCTTGATCAGCGTCCGCACGCCCGCCGGGCTGAGCCTTTCAGCCACACAGTGAGCGATGATGTATCGCCCATCAGGCATACGCCCGATTTTGACGCCAGCCGTTCTTGCTCCGTCGCCGCCCTCAGTAGCTGCCAAGTCCCATCCCCGCACAAACTCTGTCCCAGCGGGTATCGCTTTCACGATGCTGAAGAAGGAGCGCTTGAACATCCCGCCGCCGCGAGGTGCGGGGCGCTGCTGGTTCTGCCCTGCATGCCCTACCGAGCCGAGCGATATCTTATCGCGCTCCACCACTTCACGAGAGAAGCGCTTGGTGAATAGAAGCTCGCCCTCTTCCGTCCGAATATCCTGAGAGTAAACCGCTTTCCGTTCCGACTTTTCGACATACTCTCTCCGATTGTCGGGGATCGCGTCACCTTCAAAGTACCAGACCTGCTTTCCCGCGTCATAGCGGCCCAAGCGCGGCTTCTCTTCATGAAACGAAGGCTTTACGACCGTGTAGCATCGGCGCTCTGGCTCGAATTCCATGGGGAGCATAAGATGCTCGTACCCAAGGTTCTTCGATATCGCCACGCCTGTCGTGTCTTCCTCGTGCAGGCGCTGCATCACGATGACTATGGCCGACGTCTCAGGGTCGCTCAGACGAGACGGGACTGCCTCAAGAAACGTTTCCTTAGCCGTGATCCGGTCTGCATCAGACTTCGCCATATCGACCGACAGGGGATCATCAATGATCACTCGGTCACCGCGTTCACCGGTCAGCGACTGGAAAGACATAGCGGCTCTGAAACCTGCCAGATCGTTCTCAAACTTGAGCGTCGAGTTCTGATCCGGCATGAGGCTAAACTGGCTGCCCCATCTATCCCTGAACCACTGTGACTGCACCAGACGGCGAGCCTTGATGTTGTCCCGCTTTGCCAGTCCTTCCTTATAGGCCGTCGCAATTGTGCGTAGCCAAGGCTTGTTGAGAGGGCCCCATTCCCATGCCGGCCAGAACACACCGACTGTCAGAGACTTCATCGTGCCAGGCGGAACGTTGATGATGAGGCGACTTAGCCCGCCATCAGTGATCGCCTTAAGATGATCCGATATCGCATCGATGTGCCAGCCATGGACGAATGCCCTACCCGGCTCCAGCACATGCCAACCGCCGCGGATGAAGGAGGATAGAGAAACACCTGCCTGCGCGGCTTCTTCCTCAATCTTCTTGTTCGCTTCCCTCGCCTGTCTCTCCGCCCGGATCGCCTGCAGCGATAAGCCCGAGCTTCTGGAGAACTGGATATGCTGTTTCGAGAGCGGCAAGTTCATCGTCGTTCAGCGCTTCCAGTTGCTTTGCCGTTATGTTGATGACCTGCAGCGTTCCACTAAGGTGCCGCTTCTCTACCCCCAAACCAAAGAGCTTCGCCTTGCCCATTGTGGCGCTCACAGCGGCGCTCGACTGCTTTTCGGCTAGGGCAATAGCGCGGGCCTCTTCAAGCTCGTCAGCGAGGCTCTGGACGGTGATTTCAGCGCGTTTGGCGGCCTTACCCTGCAACTGAGACACCCTCCCCGTTACCTCCCCGTTCGCCAGCAATTCGCTAGCCCTCTTGTGGACGGTTTCGGGCTTAATGCCTTCACTTACTTGATATGCCCTGCGGTATGCCTCTGAAGCGTTTCCGGTCTCGACAAAGAAGCGAGCGAAGGCCTCTTGCTTAGAGGTTAGCGTCATTCACCCTCTCCCGCTCTTGCTCGGTGGTGGTCATGGGGTGGCTAACCGAACACTTCGGGATGCAGGCGCCGCGCAGAATGCTCAAGCCACGGCATACGCCACACGATGGACAGGCGTCCGATCTGGACCTTCATCGCGTTAGCAAGACGGAATTTGGCAACATAGCTGTAGCTGCCCCACTCAAAACGGATCAGGCCAGCCTTTGGCAATTTCTTGCGCTGTTCGCGTGTCATCGCTCTCTCCATGTGGGCGGGTGAATGGGGTTAGGCGGCTGAGGGCTGGGTCCACTCGCGCCATACCACTTCGCCGTGGTGGCGGAGAATAAAACCCTCGGGATACTCACAAAGAACGATCTTCCCGCCCTCTGACGTATCGCCTCTGAACCGAACCATGTCCTCTTCGAGTTCGACCGGCTTAAACCGCTTATCAAACTCCGATTTGCCAAGATAGTACGGCGTGTTGCGGCCTTCGAGCTTGAAGGTTACCCCATCATCGCCATGAGAAATTACCTCGTAAACCTTGCCATCGGCGGAATTTAGGAACTTCATCGGCCTCTGTTGTGGGGCTTCTTCGTAGGTAGCCTCAAAAATCTCAGCAGCAACGTTCCACTGTTCTCCAGCCGGACCGGTGCAGATGTAATCCCCACCTCGAACCACATGCCTTCCTTCTTTGGTATCAAGAACCCAAGAGCAATCCGGTCGCTTGCGCGGATCGCCGTGGCCGTCCGAGTAGACACCCTTAGGTATCTGTCCAGTTGCGGGCAGGAATTGCTCAGCCATAACCAAAGCTGTCTTGCGATATGCCTTAAGCGCCACGGAACGTTTCCTTTCGGGCCTTCAAACCTGCGGGGGTCCATTCCAGAGGCCAAGAGCAGATAAACCCGGCGTCGATGAATAGAGCAATGAGGCGAGGCCCAAGCTTGCTTTCATGAAGCGCTGTGACCTTCATCCTCATCTCCTGAAACGAATGCAGCCCCACCTTGTTACGGGCGGGGCTGGTGGAATGCAGGCGACCGCTGGGCCGCTTATAGATGTCCGGTGTACACCACGGCTGCTATCCCAGAACAGCGCCGAACATCATCACCTGGTTTCAGTTCAGCATGCGGACGGTGATATCCCGATCCGCCGCTGTGAAGAATGTCACCGACCGGTTATCCGTGATGACAATGGCGTTCCCGTCTTCATCGAAGAGTGCAAAGCAGTCGATGCCTTCATGCACGATCTTCTTGACGTAGCCCTCTCCGGTTCTTCTAAATTCCGATTGAGACATCATGCCGCCTCGCGCTTTCGAGCTTCACGTTCCCGCCGCCTGGCGTTCTGCGCGTCTGCCCAACTGAAATCCCGAAGGTCGGCGTCGAAGTCCAGAGAAGGCCTTGCGTCATCTGCGCGCCAAACTCCGATGTTGGACTTTTTATCCTCGATTTCAGGGTGATTTGTAAAGGCGGCCTCATCGTCAAAATCGTTATGCTGCAATGGCTTGCGGCTGAAAGCTCTTGTAATGCATTCAATCGCAGCGTTTTTTCGGTAGTCGCCGAGCTGCCGGCTGATCCCTTCGACGTTCCGACACCACTTCGCGAATGCCTTTCCGCCTGCTTCAGAGATGGCCCATGCCCAAAGCGCGCGCCGCTTCTTCTCGCACGGCACCAGCTTGATAACCTCCATGGCAGCCTCCCACAGACCCATGTCGTTGGTCGTGTTGCGGAGCTTCTTTGGATCGAGCCATGACCAGTTGTTGGCGTGCTTGTCTTCGGCCGACCAGCCGTTGATATCAGCGGTGTCGTGGATATAGCCATAGTTGATGGCCTTGGCCTGCGCCGGTCGCGCGGTATCCGGAAGCTTGCGATCGACCTCGGCGGCGCGAATGAAAAGCTCTATGATCTGTCCTTCGTTCACGCCGATCTCCGTCCGTGGTTGACGTGGTAGCCGATTGCCCGCTCTGCGCCCTTCCTGGCGGCGGCCGCAAGCTCAACCGAAGCATATGTGCCAAGATACACGTTTTCACCTGGTCGAACCATTATGTGTGCCACCCATTTGTTTTTTGAGCGTGCCGGCGCAACACCAATCACGCCAGAGGTGTTGTGCTTTGGGATAGGCCTGTTCCGGCAGTTTTCAGAACCGCTTACGCATCGCAAGTTTTCTATGCGGTTGTCATTCTTCATCCCATTGATGTGATCAATTTCATCTGCAGGCATTTCGCCGTGTACCCAGAGCCAAATCAACCTGTGCGCCATGTATTCGGCTTTACCGATGTGGACGCGCACATAGCCGGTCGAGCTAATTGACCCGGCTTTCTTCCCAGCGAAAGAAGTGTTCCATCGCTTGAACTGCTGCCCTGACGTGAACTCACTCCTGTTCCTTGCTCTCCATATCAAGGCGCCGGTTGTCGGGCAGAAGTCAAAAATCGAACGAATTATTTCTTGAGACAGATCTGCCTCGTGTTTCCGTGCGTTAGCCACTAACTGCCCTCCTGTTTCGGTCATCAAGCAAATCAGGTTGGCGATACAGACCGCCAAACCGTCTTTTCATGCGCTCCCACAGCATCCCAACGAGGGCATGTCGCTTCGACACCACGCCATCAAGATCGATTGTAAGGAACTGCAACCAACCCAAAGGCAAGTCGTCAAAGAATTCGAACCAGGCAGTGACATTGTTCGTCACCAGTTCGGGGAAGTTCTTCTCGGCCGCCCGGATCATATCGGAAACGACCCACAGAGAGGTCTCGTCAATGAAGCCTTTGTTATTGGCGGTCTCTGCCAGCGTCATGACCACAAAGCGCGCGTGGTCGTCTCCATGGCGGCTTATGATACGCTCCAGCGTGACGATTGCCCGTGTCTGCCCGACGGCCGGCATTACATGCGCCGGCACAACTGCAATGCCATGCTCTGCAAATATTGCTTCGGCCCTCGGGTGGTTGGTCATAGATCGTCCCACTCCTTCTTTGTCTTGCGCTCGGCTATGGCGCGTACAGCCGCCATAATGGTGGTGTGATCGCGCCCGCCCAGAAACTTGCCGATCTGCGGGTAGCTCAGGTCTGGGCGCTCACGCTTGATAGCGTCGATGACGGCGAACCTTGCTTTGATGAGATAGTCGCTGCGCCTTGGTCCCTTGATCTCCGCCAACGTGAAGTCTGGGTATCGTTCAAGCACGCGCTTGGCGATCTCGGTCATAGACTTGCGCCTTTCCCGCGACGTTGATCCGCCGGCGTATGGCATGTACTCGCTTTCCCACGAGACGATGAGGGTGTGGCTCGTGGTGAGTTTCGATACCCGCAACAGCATGTACTTGCTCGCGGTCCGCGCCGCCTTGGTCGTGCGGGTTATCTTGGGCATTGGCCAGATGCCGTTCATGTCCTGATAGCCTGTTGTCACCATCTGGTTCATGCTGCCTCGCTTTCCGGCTCTGGGCCGTCGATAAACGCAACACGCGGCAGAGTGACCTTGGCACCGGTGAATGTGGTTCTGACCACACAGCCAGCCTTGAGAGGCGTTGGAGCCGGTGCTTCATCCACCTGCTTGATGATCATGTCTGAGCGCCGAACGTTTCTTTTGTGATACGGGAATATTCCGCGGCGGGTGCTGGTCATGTTCTTGGCTGCGCTGCAGGTTATGCCGAGCTTTTCCGCCATAGCGTGCAAGGTATAGCCGTCACGCCATAGCGCGGCAGCAGCGGCTATCTGTTCCTTGGTGTATAGGGAGCGGTGGTGGGTCATTTTACCACCTCCAGCTTACGCTTCGATGGCGGCTTGCGTGGACCGTGGCCGCTACCGAGCGCGTGGCTGTCGTGTTTGTGGCCTATCGGATCGGCGCCAAGCTGCTGCTGCACCTTCTCCACGCCGGTCTCGACTTCCATCT